TAAACAGTTACTTCAATGCCTAGACTTCTGCCTATATCCTCATAATGTTCATCCTGCATGACTTCACTTTTCTTCATCCCTAGTTTCCAGAACGCTAAAGAATGCAGAGTTCTAAAATGTTGTAATTGTTTTCCACTGATGTGTGGATTTTGATCGAGCATTCTTTCTTTAGCTTCAGCAGCAGCTTTCTTGGTAAAAGCAAAATACCCTATTTTATCAATAGGGGTTCCTAGTTTAAGAAAAGTTCGGGCATAATGTAAGAGACGAGTTGTTTTCCCTGTTCCCGGAGGCCCGAGTATTTTTCTCATCATAAGATATCTGTTTTATGTTTTAATTTTGTATGATGAATAGGCACGTTTTCAAATTCTGCTATAGAAATTTTTACAACATTCTTAGTAGGTGTATTATATTTTCCCTTGTCTCTAGCAGGAAATCTTTTCTGCTCCATGAATTCTATGCCACATTTTTCATAGGTTACTTCCATCATGGCGCCGGTCTTGTCTTCGCTATATTTCCAGTTCTTGGATTTTAGTTT